TCCATGAATCCCATTTTTACCCTCCTGTGATTTTGAGATAAGGCGCGCCGCCAGATCTGCTTTGTAACATTACAACGTTTTCACCATCTACATAGCCGTACTTAGCGCCCTTCATGCTGCTTTGAATAATCGACCTTCTAAGAAAGCTCTGCTGCTTCCAGAACTTTTCCTGATCAAGTGCCGCCTGTAGAAGTCGGTATTCCTCGGGGTCTATGTCTATCTCTGTGTCTTCTATGTCCGGGTGCAGAATCCTTACCGCGCTGTAGGTTGATTGGCTGCCGTCTAGGTCTGGCTGCTCTCCTGTCCTCACAAGCTCTAGGAAGCTCTCTGCCGCCTTCATAAGTGCTTCAGCCTCTATCGGGTCATACTCCACCGTAAACTCCCTATACTCGCCTCCTGCGACCGCGCAAAGTACACCGGGGCTATGCAAGCCCGTTACAATCATGTACCAAAGAACTTGAAGCCTGTAATGCTCCGGCAAGATAGGCATAGCGTTTCTAGAGAATTTGATTTCAAGAATGTATAACCTGCCATCTTCATCTTCTATAACGCCATCTGGGTTAGCGTGGAATGACGGGTTCTTTTGTGACTCGTAGGTGTAATCCCCAGTGTGAACTATTAGATGTGGGTGCATGTCACCGAACAGCCGAGCGATTGCAGGTTCGAAGTAGTTACCTAGCTTCATAGCCATTGTGCCTTCTGTAGGCAATAGCAAGCCAGACTTCTGCGCCCACAAGTACACCGCGCTAGTCCAGGGGGATTTATTCATTATGGGAGCTATGTCGCTGCCGCCGATTGCGTGAGATCTCTGAGCATGCCACTCAGTAGATCCTGCCGGGTGTGTGCCGATTAGAGTGCCGCCTAGTTTGGCAATTGTCTTATTCACTGTGATCATGTTTTGGAGCATAGCAAAGCAGCGCGACATAATTGCAGTTATTGTTTATGCATGAACTCAGAACAAGCCCTCACTGCGTTAGCAGAAGGAATTAGAAAGACTGGGGCTACTGCCTGCCAAACTTCTGACCCTGATGCTTGGTTTCCAGAAGGGGGCGTTCCAAATACTAGCCTGAGGTCTGCGATTAGTCTCTGTAAGATCTGCCCGGTTAGGTCGCTGTGTCTAGAGTTTGCTTTAGTGAATGATGAGAAGCATGGTATCTGGGGAGGCATGAACAGTAGGCAGCGCGCTAGATTGCGAAACGCTCGAGGCTAGTGTAAAAAGTAGTCCGAGAACGGTGTAAAAAGTAGTTAAAAGACAACCGCCCCACCTTCTCAATAAAGAAAAGACGGGGCAGTGTTAATATTTTTATTTTAGCAGCTAAACGCCTGGAATGTGTGGAGGCTCTATTCCTTCTGTGACGTCTTCGTATTCCTCAGGGTTGTTTACCTCGGTGTTCTTTACTGCCATCACTGAAGCAAAGAATGCTAACGCTGCTGCGACGCTGCTAAGTATCTGCTGAGATTGCTCTCCGGTAACTATTCCGGCGATTACTAGAAGCGGCACTAGTCCGGCTACCGCTGCGTAGATTGCTTTCCTGATCTGTGGGTTAAATCTCATTTTGCGTACCTTTCCAATAGGGCTAGTGGGTCGAATGTCTGACCGTAGAAGATGTGCTTAGCCGTGTCTCCGTATGTTAAGTGAAGATGGCTGCCGCGTGATGCGCTCCCAGTGTTTCCAACTGCCGCGAACCACTTATTGCCCTCCCAGATTTTAGTACCCACCTTGTACTTGCTCTTTACCTTCAGGTGAGCGAAACCTAGATACATAGGCATGTCTTTGCCCTCATGCCAGAAGCGTAGGACTAAGCAATTACCTAGAACATCGCTCCAAGTGTTTACTACTATTGTGCCTGTTTCCGGTGCTGTGATCCAAGCGCCTGTCGCTGCGCCAAAGTCTAAGCCTCGATGTGGGCTAGTCCTGTTAGCTGTAGCGCCGTAGAGTGCTGTAATGCTTGCTTTAGGAAGTGGGTATCTCATAGAGCAACCTGAGAAACAACCGTCACAGCTAGAGCGGTTAGGGCAGCAGAAGCGAAAGCAGTAACCCAGGCTGTTTGCCAGCGTGCCTTTTCGAGTTCTCTGATTCTGTCTTCGTGATCTTGCAGCATCTTAAACCCGGCTTTTACGTCTGCCATGTCACCTACTAGCTTTAGTAGTAACTGCTGCTGTGTGTTGCTTCTAGGTATTTGTTCAGACATTAGCCTAGTAAGGCTTTCAGGTCTTCTACTGTTAGCCCTAGCTCTATAAGCTTCGCTTCTGCTGCCGAGCGAAGTTCTGCTTTTTCTGTTTCTGCTTGCTTTTTAGATTGAGTGTTTAGTTGGTCTTGCTCATACTGCGCTAATTCGCTTGAGTTCATTTCACGCTCAACCTCTGCGCCCGTAGTGACATTTAATATTTTGATAATTGGATTAACCATTTAGTTTACTCCGTAAAGCGTAGCTGTTCCGCCAGTGTAATTGTTTCCGGCAGTGTCTACTATTGTTAAAGAACTTATTGCTGCGGTTATTCCTGACATACCTTGAGATTTATTAAGTTTGGCTAGGGAACCATCATACAAAGAATGAGTAAATTGTCCGTATTTTCTAATTGCCGTAGTGTATGCCGGGAAAGTAGCTGTTACTAAAAATCCGGTACTGTTACTAGTAAAATTGTATGGAAGAATACCTGTCCTATTGAATGATGAGTTTGCTGAGCTTGATTCAAAGGATACAAATGCGTAATTAGTCGAAGAATCACTGTTTATTCTAATATCAGTAAAAGCAGAAGCTCCGACAGAAAAATCAGAAGTAGCAAGAACAATAGTTAGATATAAAGATTTGTAAGTTTGGGGAATTGAAGTAAACGTGACCGCAGATCCGGATAGTGTAACTGAAGAAATTTGCTCTAAACCACCGCCGCCTCCTGCATCTGCCCAAGCTACCGCCCCGGCAACAACACTTAGAACCTGGTCATCTGTTCCTACGCCTAAGCGAGTAACCGAACTAGCGCCGTCTGCAACTATTAGGTCTTGCGCTGTTGTTACTGTGCTTTTAGGAATTGCGTCTGTGTTGTCGTTTATGTTTACAAAAGCTGATCCGTTCCAACTCTCGTAGGCGCTAGTGTCCTCGAGGTAAGTTAGCATTCCTGTAATTGGGCTAGGGATTGCAGTAGTTCTAGCTGCAGCATCTGCGAAAACTATAACGCTCTGATTCATTAGGAAGTTGTTTAGATCGCTTGCAGGAAGTGGGAATCCGTTAGCGAATGTCTTGTATGCCATTTATGCCTCTTTCCATAGCTCTAGTCTAGTGAACCAATTGTTTACGTCTATCGTGTGAATCACCTTAGCAACCGAATAGTAGCTGTCTATGTTTAGCTCCGAGGTAACGTATTTTACGCCGAGGACTTCTCCGGGCATAATCTCCGCCGCGTGTGTCAGGTTGTTGTTTCTGTCTATTGCAGGAGTTGTAACACTTTTTACTAATCGTGTCGGGTACTGAGTGAAGACTCTATCCGCCCATACGTTTAGTTGGTCTATGTCTGTCGTGTCTATCTGCACGTCTATCGCTGCTACCCCGTATAGGTCTATTGAATCCTGATCCTGCCTAATTACATAGGTTGCATCATCTGTCTTTAGCGCGACCCTGAGCGAGTTATAGACATCATCGTATTCACCCTGGACTATGAGGTCGCTCATACATAGGTGAAGATCGTCTTCGTGTGAGTTGCCGATAGTGTAAGTGCCATCTGGAATAGCGGCTATGACTGGGCGCGGAATGAAAACAAACTCCTGAGTAGGAGGGTCTATCCAAAAGAACCCTAGTCCTACCTGTATAGCGTCTGACAAAAAGATATTAGGAATTACGTCAGTCGATAACACGCTAGGTATTCTGCCTGTTGTTTCGCTGCTAAGCGCGTACATGCTAGTACCGAAGCCCTCGGCAACCTTTTCGATTACCTCATAAGGCGAGGCGTAGCCGTCTGGAAAGTCTGTAGTCGTATCAAATTCAGCTAGTCGAGTAGTGACTACCTTATTGAAGCTATCTAATGCTGAGATGCTGATTAGGTTTGGCCCGTCAACTGTGTAAGAAACATCTACTGTGTTGATAAAGCCCGAGAAGATAACCTCGTCAAGATCTGCCCTGTTTAGTCTTACCCTGACCGGAGTGCCGGGTCTAATAGTTCTATTGTTTGTGGGGTCGTAGGTGTAGCTCTGTAACGCGATTGCAGCAGTAGAAGGCTGCGCCTGGAAGTAGGTCATGTTTTCTACTGTGCCGCCTAGCTCGGTCTTGACGTTTGCAACATCGCAATTCAAGTTCTGCCAGTCAAAAGCATAAGCGCCTTCTGCTAGTACATCTGCGCCGCCTAGGTCAGAAACGCCGATAATAAACCACCCTGCTCCGGCTAAGACGTTAGTGCCGCCTAAGTCAGAAACTCCTATGATAAATAGGTTTGCAGCGTTATCGGGTATGTAAAACTCTACCTTCAGGTCTTCTGCTATGTCAAAATCGGCTAGTAGAGTCATCGTATGATTACGTCGCTGCCCTGATCTCTTAGCGCCCTGTTCATTTCGTGAAGTAGTTGCTTGCCATCTGTAGCCGCTGTATTTATCTGAATGCTGATTGCGTTGCCGAACTGATCAAAACGACCCCTGCCGCCCTGAGAGATGCTTCCCTGCCTAGCGGACTCTCCGCCTCCTGCTTGCATGTCGGGGGCAAACTTAATTTGGTCTGCTGCTTGCCTTGCTCTGCTGTTAGCTCCTGCTAGCTTGGCTATTCCAGCAGCCTTTTGAGAAAAGGAATTGCTATAGCGAGAGTCTGGGCCTCCTAGTAGTAGGTCTAATCCTTCGAAGGTATCTTGAGCAAATACCGCTAGGTATGTAAGCGCCTTGATTGCCTGGACTACTCCATCACCTAACCAGTTGAAAATTTGATCTGAAGTTACTTTGCCGGAAGCAATTCCAAACTGTTGAGCAAATACATCTATCGCATCGCCGATGTACTTCATTTGTAGTTGTGCTTCGCCTGCCGGGTCAATGATAGAAGCCCAGAAGTCTTGCACTGCCGGGATAACCGTCTCGAGAATAAACCCTTGAAAGTCCTGCATTATAGGCATAAACTTTTCGCCAATTTCTGCGCGTGTGTTTTCTATTTCTGCCTTTAGTATGCGCTGCTGATTAGCTAGCCCATCTGACGTGTTTGCAAAGTCTCCGGTCACTCCTGAAGTTTCTTGCATTAGCAAGCTATAACGTGCTGTGACCTTCTCTGCCTCGGTCATTTGGGTTGTGCCGTCTGTGATTCCCTTCTCCAGGGCGTGTGCCTCTACTGCTGCCGCGCTTAGGTCTATGCCGTACATTCTTAGCGGTTCTGATTGCCCTGCCAGTCCAGACTGGAATTTAGCTAGTGCATCTCCTACATCAAGATTGAATACTGAAGCAAAGTCTGCTCCGCGCTGAGAGATCTCATCGACGACCTCGACAATGTTTCCGCCTTCTCCTGCAATAGTCCCGGCGAAACTAGAGAACTGTGTAGCAATTCCAAACAGCTCTGTCTTAGAAAGTCCTAGCCCTCGAGCTGCATTCTCACCTAGCTCTAAAATGCCTGCTGCTGCATCTCCGAAAGATACATCTACCGCGTTAGTTGCTTCTGAGAGATCGCTGGCTGCGTCTATAGCTTTCTTAATTTGGCTAACTGCCAAGACACCGATACCGATACCGATAGCGGCTGTAACTTTAGCTATGTTTGCGCCTACTTTTGCGAACTTTTTGCCTAGGTCTGCGAAGCTGTCATTAGCGCCTTTAGTAGCCTTAGAGAGATTTTTATACTCTCCCAGTATCTCTACATTTAGCACTAAGCTCATTTTGCTCTCCTATGTACCTCAGTTGCAAAGGCTGAGTATTCTGTCCCTGTGAGCTTTCTATACTCACTAGGGCTAACACCTGTAGCTATGACGAACTCTGCCATTTTCTTAGCATGATCTTCAGCTACTTTTTTCCTTTTGGGTCTGTCGCTCCGAGCATTCCTAAGGCTTCCTTTT